CAAAAGCGCTTACTGTTGATGAGCTATTTGATTATCTCTGCCTGACTCCAGAGATGCTCAGCACACACGAGCGGAAAGTCTTTGATATGGCGTACCGGCGTGGACGTGCCGATGGCATAATCTTAGCTACCGAGAATCTATTTGCGCACATGAAGACTAAAGCAGGAGGCGCCTCTTGTCTTGCTTACCTTCAACAGCTTTCGCCTACTTTTAAGTCTGTATCAGTTTCTCCTAACAGCAGTCAACCTTCTGGTTTCCAGTTTAATGTAGTCATGGCTGATGATACAGCTAGCAGCGCGGAAACCATCCAATGAGCACCTATGTTGCCTCTCCTACAATGACCAGGTTTCATAAATCTGATGCATTTGTGAGAGCACTCATAGGTCCAATAGGCTCAGGTAAATCAGTAGCTTGTGTATCAGAGATGTTAATTAAATCTTTCAGCCAAGAACCTGATTCATTCATGAAGCGGAAAACCCGTTGGGTTGTAGTACGGAACACTTATCGTGAACTTATTGATACTACAATGCAAACCTTCTTTGACTGGTTCCCAGAACACCTGGGCATCTTCCGCAAGATGGATATGAAGTTCACTGTGTCTATTACACTTCCTGACCAGTCTACTGCTGAAATAGAATTCCTGTTCCGCGCCCTTGATAAGCCTGATGACATCAAAAAGCTACTTTCCTTAGAAGTAACTGGCGGATGGCTAAATGAATGTCGAGAGATTCCTAAACAAATTATGGATATGCTTATTGGCCGTTTAGGTCGGTATCCGAGAGTTGTAGATGGTAAAGGTGCTACCTGGTTTGGTCTGATCATGGATACAAACCCTCCTGATTCTGATCACTGGTTCTATAAGCTGTTTGAAGAAAATTGTCCTGAGTCTTATGAGCTTTTCCACCAGCCTTCTGGTGTAAGCCCACAAGCGGAAAATATTGCCAATCTGCCTCCTGGCTATTACCAGAAGATGCAAGCTGGTAAAGATCAGGAGTGGATCAACGTATATGTTCACGGTAGGTATGGATTCGTTATGGATGGTAAGCCTGTCTTTCCTGAGTATAAAGATGATGTACACTTCTCTCCAACTCCTATTGTCATTCCTGCCAATGCTACTATCTTTATAGGCATTGACTTTGGCCTAACCCCAGCTGCAACATTTGGCTACTTAACAGCCTCTCAACGTTGGGTTATTTTTGATGAGCTAGTAACTGCAGATATGGGAGCAGCTACATTTGCTAAGTTGCTTAAGAAGCATATTAATCGTTATTATTCTTCTAACACTCTTGAAATCTATGGTGATCCAGCTGGTGAACAAAGATCTCAAGCAGACGAGACAACTCCCTTTCAGGTACTGGATGCCAATGGTATTATTGCTTGGCCTACTTATACTAATGATCCTATTATACGTAGAGAAGCAGTTGCAGGTACTATGACACGTATGGACTTCTCTGGCAATCCTGGCCTACTTATTGGTCCTAAAGCAGTTATGCTCCGCAAGGCACTAGCAGGCGGATATAAGTACAAGCGTATGCAAGTAGCAGGATCAGATCGTTATATGGAAAAGCCTGACAAGAACAAATACTCACACGTAGCGGATTCTCTTCAGTACCTGATGGTAGGCGCGGGTGAAGGTGATAATGTAGTAGGTGGATATTCTAATTCTAATCCAGACTACTCACTTACTAATAGGCAGGTTATCTAAATGTTGTCAAAAGAAGAAATACTTGCCATAGTATCACAAGAGCTTTCTCAAGCTGTTGGATCTACTTCTAATCAGGAAGCACTTTCTTATTACCTTGGCTTACCTAATGGCACAGAGGTAGAAGGTCGTTCACAAGTTACTTCTACTGATGTGGCTGATGCTATTGAATGGATCATGCCTCAAATCATGAAGTCATTCACTCAGAACAATGAGGTTGTTATCTTTGATCCTGTCCATGATGGAGACGAGCGCCAGGCAGAGCTTGAATCTGAATATGTCTATGAAGTTCTAATGAAGCAGAATGATGGTTTCATCATTCTTCATCAGTTTGTCAAAGATGCCTTGATGCAGAAGAATGGTATCCTTAAAGTATACTATGCTAAGCATAATACTTACAGGATCTCATCTTATACTGGCATCAATGAACAGCAGCTACAAGTTCTACTGTCAGAAAAAAGCATCGAATTGCTTGAAAAGTCTGAGTATGTTGACCAACATCAGACTGACATGAAACGTCAGCAAATGCAGCAACAATTCCAACAGATACAGGCCCAGCAAAACCCTCAAGCAATGCAACAAATACAGGCTCTTATGGCAGAAGCTAAGAAGCCTGTTATGCTGTATGACGTCAAGGTGTCTGCTAAACGCACCCGCGGTCAGATATACGCTGATCCTGTTCCGCCTGAAGACTTCCGCATTAATTCTCAGCACAACTCCATTAATCCAGATGGCGCAAGGTTTACTGCTCATATCATACAAAAGACAGTTAGTGAGATAATGACTGAGTATGATATCAAGAAGAAAGAAGCGGAAGAATACCCTGAAGGATCAACTGCCTATGACCGTGAATACAGATTCTCAATGCAAGGAGAGGATGGCTCACTTGATGATGAATCTGAAGATCCATCCCAGGCAATCAAAGAAATAGCTGAATGTTTCATGATGATTGATGTCGATGGAACAGGCATAGCTAAACCTATGAAGATAACTGTCGTTGGTGGCGATGATCCAACCGATATAGTATCTGTAGAAGATATAGATGGTTATCCTTGGGTCTCTACTACTGCCTTCCTGATGTCTCATAAGTTTTATGGCTTATCTATAACTGATCGCCTGATTCAGATCCAGGATCAGAAGACAGCCCTCTGGCGTAACATGCTTGATAACATGTATCTGCAGAACAACCAGCGGAATGTTATTATAGAGAACCAAGTTAATATGGATGATCTGCTGGTATCCAGGCCTGGTGGCATCATACGTGCTAAACGCCTGGATGCCATCACTCCGCTTGTTACTCCTCAGCTAGGGCAAGATGCCTATATGATGATGGAGTATCTGGATAAGGTAAGAGCAGGTCGCACTGGTGTTGATCCAGATGGTGGAGCCTCTCCTGCTGATGTTGGTGATCGTGTAGGTTCCCAAGGCGTTGATCGCCTCATGAATGCCAAGGAAGATCTTGTTGGTCTAATTATTCGTGTTATGGCAGAGACTGGCATTAAGCCTCTCTGTATTAAGATACGTGATCTTGCTATTAAGCACATTGATGCAGTTCATGACTTTAGATTCCGTGGTGTCTGGCACAAGGTACAGCCTAGTTCTTGGTGTGAACGTACCAAGACCACTGTACGTGTAGGCACTGGTACTGGCAACGTTACAGCTAAGATTGCTGCTATCACTACAGTCATGACCATACAGGAGAAAATCCTTGCTAATCCTAACCAAACGATCATTTCCGAAAGGCAAGTCTTTGCAGCGATCGATGACTTCTGTAAGTTCTCCGGCCTTAATGGAGCTTCACGTTACTTCTTGGATCCTGAGTCTCCAGAGGGGCAGCAGAATGCGCAAAGAGTTTCTGAATCAAGCAAAGCTAACCAACAGAAACAGGATAGCATCCAGCAAGCGATGGTTAAAGCAGAAGTGGATATATCTCAAGCTGAGGTGGCCAAAGCTAATGCACAAATGGAATCTGTCAAGTACAAGGCGATGGCTGAACAGGCTAAGATTCAGCTTGATGAAATTAATGCCAGGCACAAGGCGGAATTGGAAAAATTGAAGCAAGAACTTGAAACAGCTAAGGCTGTTGCTGAAAGATATGGCAAAGATGCCGATCTCCAGTTTAAGTATGATCAAATGAACACGACTGCTGCAATTGAACTTACCCGAATCGAAGCAGAAAAGGCAATGCAGCAAGATGCCAATTACCAGCAGAATAAAAACTCAGTGAGTGCAGTATGAAAGAAGAACAGTACGAGCAACTTGAAAATGAAGTGCTGAGAGGCCAACGTGCACAACGAGCCTATGATGAATTCATTAAAGAGTTTGTTGAACTGAAGAAGGTCATTTTGTTTAACAATTTTTGTAATATAGGTGTTTCAGAGACTGAAAAGTTACAGGAAGCAAGGAGACTTGTTACAGTAATTGAAGACCTTGAAGCGCACATTATTACAATTATTAACACTGGTAAAATGGCAGCTAAAACTTTGGAAGGTGTATAATGACAAAAGATGTAGAACAATTGGAACAGTTGATCAAGGAACAGAAGTGCGACGCGCCACGCGTATCACTTGATTTGATTAAATCACGAATTAAGGAAGTTGATTACCAGACTGTAACAATTGCTGGTCAGAAAATGATGTTTTGTGGCATTAAGATGGATAACGGATTTGTTGTAGTTGGTAATCCGTCTGTATGTGTTGATCCAGCCAATTGGCGTGATGAAATTGGCAAAAAAGTCTCCTATGATAACTCCTTTGGGAAGATTTGGAGTTTTGAAGGATACAGACTGCTTAGCAATTTAATCTAATAAGGTTGGTGTATAATGGGAAGAGAATCAAGCAACTCTAGCAGCCTTGATGCAGTAGATGAAATCAGTAGCCTCCTTGATGGTGGCGATGATGTAATAGAGGGTGAAGTTGAAGACGTAATCGAGGATTCAGAGGAAGTCGAAGCAGAAGAAACTGAAGAGACTGAAACCGAAGAATCACCTGAAGATGAGTCAGAAGAGAACGCCTCTTGGGAGTCAGTACTTGGCGTAAAAGAAGATCAATTGAGCTTTGATGATAACGGTGCCCTTAAAGGTATCAATGTCAAGATCAATGGTGAAGTCTCTACAGTCAAAGTACAAGACTTGATTGCTGGGTATCAGATAAATAAAGCTCTAACGCAGAAGCAGCAAGCCTTTGCAGAAGAGCGGAAGGCATTTGAGGCTCAAGCACAGACTTTGGCAAAGGAATACAAATCCAAGCTGGAGAACGCAGAAGCAATAACGAACTATCTTTCTAGCAAGATTGTCGCAGAGTTTGAAGGAATTGATTGGAACAAGTTGCGTGTAGAAAACCCCGCTGAATATGCAGCGGCAAGGCAGGATTACGCAGCCCGTGCCCATGAAATCCAGCAGGCTCTAGAGGCAGTACAGGCGGAAAAGAGTACATTAACTGTCGCAGAACAACAGCAGATGCAACAGCATCAGGCCAAGTTCCTGCAATCACAGCGGGAAAAGATGTTGGAAAACAATCCGACTTGGACTGACCCTAATGTATTCAAGCAAGAAATGACAGGAATGAAATCATTCTTATCCGAGAAGTATGGTTTCACAGATCAAGACTTTGCGCAGGTTAACGACGCACGTCTGATTGAACTTGTCAAAGATGCTAAGAAGTATCGTGATGGTGCTACTGTCGCTCAAAAGAAGATAGCTGTTCCAGTGCCGAAGTTTCAGAAGAGTGTTGGCAAGTCCAAAAGGACTACAACAAAGTTATCCGAATTGACCAAAAAGGCTAAGCTGTCCAAGGGCGCAAATAAGCGCATTGCCCAGTCTGATGCCGTAACTGAACTTCTTATGGGTGGTATATAATGTCTACAGCGAATCTTGATAGTGCTGATTTAAAAGCGGTCACCAGGGGTGGTTTGATCCGTGAAGATGTAATGGATAAAATCTGGGATATCTCCAAAATCCCGCTTCCTTTCACTGACATGATTGGGACTTCGAGTGCAAAGAACTCCTACAAAGAATGGACGACTGACGAACTGGCAGCTCCTGACCTCAATAATGCTGTTGTCGATGGCTCTGATGCTTCTGGCAACAATACTGCTCTCGGTAAGCGGGTTGGTAACCATCACCAGATTTCTGATAAGGTTGTGCGTGTATCATTTAGGGCTGATGCGTCAGACACTATCGGTCGCACGAAAGAGCTTGCGTATCAATTGATGCGCAGACAGCAAGAGCTGAAGCGTGATGTGGAAGCTATTGTTTTGAGTAACCAAGCGTCTGTTGCCGATAACGGTGATGCCGTTGCTGGTAAAGTAGGTACGCTTCCTTCCTGGCTCACGTCTACGCACATCAACGGAACTGCTGGTGGTTACAACTTCACCACTGGTCTGACTGTTGCACGTACTCCTGATGCCGCAGCAGTAGCCTTGACTGAGGATGACATTCGAGACGCTGTTGAGTCAATTTACTCAGATGGAGGTGATCCAACCAAGCTGATGACTGTCCCATCTATCATCCGCAAAATCTCTGAATACCTTTTCACTTCTTCTGCCCGTGTCGCTACAATCATGAGTGACCAAGGCAAGAGTCGTGAGAGTGCAGCAGCTCTTGGTTCAGTCAACGTGTTTGTTACCGATTTTGGTACTCTCACTATGATCCCGAATCGTCTCCAACAGGTGTACACTGCTACTACTCCGGCAGCAGATGTATTTATCCTTGATCCTGAGTACCTATCTATGTGCTACCTGCAAGGGTATCGCACTGAGATGCTGGCGAAAACTGGCTTGGCTGAAAATCGCCAGATGTCAGTTGACTGGTCTCTGATTGTTCACACCGAGAAGGCCCATGGCATTATCGGCAACATCAGCACCACGGCAGCAGTAACGGCTTCCTAATTCAGGGTGGCACTTAGGGGTCTGCAAAGGCCCCAGTTTTAAGGAGCTGATATGGATTCTGTAATTAAGTCTGAGATATTGTATCAGAATCATACTGACACAATCACTCATAAAACCACTCAACCGTCAGAAGATATTATTCTGGATCGTAACTCTGAATTGCGCAAGAATCCAGGAGTTATCAGGGACTTGGGACAGGGACAGAGCGGAGGCTCTTGGGGTCGGCAGGTTGCGTCAATCCCGTTCATCCTGTATGAGAAAGCCATACGTGATGGATACAGGCTTAATGCCAGGGATCAGAAATTAGCAGCTTTGGAAATGCACCGCTTCCTGCAATCAGCAGAAGGCAAAACTTGTTTAGTGAGGTGATATATGGCTGGTAAACTGTATGATGGAACAATTGAAAACCCTAATGATCCACAGATAGCCAGGGCTTACTGTGACGGCCGCAGGGCGCAGTATGATGCATGGCCAGAAGCAGCTGTTAACCCACACAGCATAGCTTCTCCTGTCAAGGCAGCCTGGACAGCTGGGGCAGCCTCATTTGTGGGTAGTTCAACTGGAACAGCTGCAATGGCCAGGGATAACTGTGATATCCTCGGCACTGTAGTAGAATGATATGGCTAACTTCACGCTTGCTCCTCCTTCTAAAGTCAAAGCAATAGCTGGGCAGAAAAAGAAAAAGAAGCCAAAGAAAACCAAGGGGTAATTTATGGCGGCAGTAATGACTCGTGGTGGTAATGGCAAGGGTACATTCCCTTACAAAACCAAAAAGAACAAAAAGAAGGTCATGATTAAGACCGTTGGTAATTACAACAAACTCAAGCAGATTAATAATCCGTGAGATCTGAAGCGGCCAAGTTAATCAAGTATGATGAAGGCTTATCACTGAAGCCTTATCGGTGCACTAGCGGATTTCACACAATCGGCTATGGGCACAATCTTGATTACAGCCCAATAGGGATTCCGCTTGAGTTGCTAGAGAAATATGGAATAAGTGAAGAAGGAGCAATTGTACTATTAAATGAAGATATGGAGTGCTGTATAAGCAAGCTGGGAAATCTCTCAGCCTTCAACACACTATCCCTCCCAAGAAAGGTTGTGCTCATTAACATGTGCTTCAACCTAGGCTACCCTAAACTGACTCAGTTCAAGAAGATGTTTCTTGCTCTTAATAGGGGCAATTACGCAGATGCATCAAATGAGATGCTTAACAGTAGGTGGGCCACCCAAGTACCGAAAAGAGCTAGAAGGTTGGCAGATGCAATGCTAACCAACGAATTACCAGCTATTTAAAGGCACTAAAATGAGCAAGTGGGCACAAGTAGGCGATTGGCTTAAAGACAACGCAGGATCAGGCGCAGCCTTGGTCGGCTCATTATTAACTGGGAATGTGGCAGGCGCAGTTGCAGCAGGAGCATCCTTGGTAGCTACCGCAACAGGCAGTGATGATCCAAGCAAAGTAATGGCAGCGTTGAAGTCAGATCCAGCGACTGTTGTAAGATTGCAAGAATTAGCCAATGCCAATGAGGATAGCATTCGACGTCATCTTGAGGTTATGGAGGCGCAGAAGCTCCAAGACCAGCAAGAAGAACATAAGCAAACGCAGGAGACTGTTAGATCATCTGATAGCTCACATGATGCTTTCGTCAGAAGAACTAGACCCGGTCAATCGTGGCTTTCATTATTTGCTGCTATTGGCTACGTCTTTTATTCTGATACTCCTGATCTTTGGATATTGGGGGCTTTATTAACACTACCATTGAGTTATGCAGGATTACGCCAACTAGGCAAAGGTGTAGACTTATTTGGAGCAATGGCAAGTTCCAGGAAGTCAAAATGAGTGATGAGGAGTTAATTCACAACCTCAACAGAATAAATAACAATATGAATAAGCTCAATGAGCGTATGAATAGTATTGATATTTATATTGCTAAGGCAGAAGAAAGGGAATCAAGCCAGGCCCTTTGCTTTAAGTGTATGTCAGATCAATCTGATAAACGTGAAAGCAGACTACGAGCTGTAGAAGACAGAATCCTTGAAAACAAACCACTTATAGAAGGCATAGGAAAATGGATTGCGGGAATTGTCACCATAGCTACAGCGACGATAATCGGATACTTGTTCAAAGGAGACTAAGAATGAAAAGAACATACAAGTTAACAATACTTACTGTGTCTTTCCTGTTCTCACTAACTATGTTTGTTGGTTCACTCAAAGCAGCGGAATTGGTTGAGAAACATAGAGCATCTTGGGTAGCTCCAACAAAACGTGTTGATGGCACTGCATTGCCTGCCACAGCAATTAAGCATTATGAATTATTTTATGGTGCTGCACCTGAAGCTTTAAAAGGAACAAGAGTAGCAACAATTCCAGCTACGCAATTTCAGTATGAGCTAAATCTCGATGTTCCAGGTAAGTATTGCTATAAGATAAGAATAGTAGATACAGATAATAGAGCAGGACCATTCTCACCAGAATCATGCTTAAATATTAACTCACTACCTGTTGCTCCTGTTCTTAAATTTGAATTAGTGCTAAGCGTTGAAGGTCAATAAATACTATGAACTATTCGCAGATTCTTGTATTGGCATTATCCTACGCAGATAGGACTGATGCAGAGGTATCAAACAGACTTGATGACTTCTTGCGGATAGTTGAAGCAAGGGTTAACAGGACAATTAAGACCATGGGCATGTGTGTAAGAACGCATGCTGTCACAGTAGAAGACCAAGAGTATTATGCTCTTCCTGCTGACTTTGAGGGCATGCGTGATATTGAGGTAAGAAGTTCCTTGGCTTACACTCAAAAGACAACTCTTGAATACATGACACCAGAGCAGATAAATCATCTATCAAATGCAACGTCTGTCTCTGGCTGTTATTACACAATTGTTGCTAACCAGTTACAAATAGTACCAATACTGGAAGCAGGAAAGATTCTTGAACTTATCTATTATAGGAAGCTCATTCCGCTTTCCACCACGTTTCCGGAGAACTGGGTATCACTAGATAACCCGGATGTATACGTATTTGGTCTCCTTGTGGAGATAAGCGCATTCCTGAAAGATGCTATATCAAAGCAGATTTGGGATGAACGGTTTAAAGAGGCTCTGGCTGATATCCAAAATAACGATTCCAGTCGCAGATGGGCAGGCACTTCAATGAAGGTGAGGGTAGGTTAATGACTGCTGTAGGCAATTGGGTATTAGAACAAACAAACACTGTTGGAACAGGGATAATTACACTGGCAGGGGCTACTCCTACCTTTGCTTCATTTGCCAATAGTATTCCTGCTGGTACTGTATGGTACTCTATTCAGGACACTAATGGTAACAGGGAAGCTGGGGTAGGTAACTTTGATGGTGATGCCATTCTTGTTAGAACTACGGTTCAGGCCACGCTTATAGGAACCACTTATAATGACGTTAACCCAACAGCTATCTCCCTCAGCGGAGATGCTACTGTAGCGTGCACGTTCAGCGCGGAAAGCTACAAAGACCTGCTGGACCAGATCAGCAATATTGCTACTTCTGCTGATTTGGTGTCTTATGATCCTACTGGCGATACAGTCTCTGTAGCAGTCAATGTACAGAATGCCTTGATTGAACATGCTAATGCCATAACTGCTGTAGATAGCCGTGTTGATGCTATCTCCATTGACGGCGGCTATGAGCTTGTGGAAGAGTACTTTGATTTTGCAGACTTTGATTTGACTGTTCCACATACAGTTGTTACAACGGCTACTGCTGCCCTTATCCCAAGTGTCAATAACCTAGATGTGTATGTATCTGGTGTTATACAGCGATTTGGTACAGACTTCGATCTGCCAGCAAACAACTCTATCCGTATACTTAACAAGACTCTTGGGGTTGCTGATTATATCCTAATGAAGGCTGCTGTTCCTAGCCTTGTGGACACTACACTACGTACAGAGCTATTGGCAGAAGGCGGTGCAGATAGGGTAGGCAAAGTAGGCGGAGGTACTGTCCAGGATTTTATTGATGCTTCTGATACAACTCTACGCACCGATCTCGCAGCATCTGGCGGGAGTGATTTGATTGGTATTGGCGAAACAACGCTAACTGAATCGCTAACCATTAACGTCAAACAATACGGCGCTGTCGGTGACGGAGTAGCTAACGATACAACAGCTTTGCAGGCCGCATTTGATGCGATAAAGCCGACAGGTGGGACGATTCGGATACCTCAAGGGAATTATCTATTTTCCAAATTAACCGTAACAACACTTGGGACATCGACACCCATAAGAGTTATAGGCGATGGAGTACAGAACACCATCCTCAAAAGCAACTTTACAGCCGCTGCATTTGGTGAGTATGCAATAACTGTTGGTGATGGAACCAGTAACTCAGGAATGGTTGGTTTGGACGGGTTTACTCTTGACGGAGCATTAACCACAGGCGAAGCCAGCGGCCTGAAAATGCAGGACAACAATCGCTATTCGTCAAATGGCGAAATTAACATCCAGCAGTTCAAGTATGGTCGCGGGCTAGAGTTGATAAATAGCTACCTTGTGACCTATGGCCGGTTTTTCATTATCTACTGCTTCCAGGCTTTCAAAAGCTCGGTCTGTCTTGCCAATACATTTAACAGTATTCAGGTGGAGCTATGTGGGCCAGTTCCTGCGGTGGCACCGCCTTTTTATCCTGCTTATAGTTGGCTGTACACCCACTCGACTATTTCGGAAACAGATCCTAGTGTAGTGCTAGAGAATTATGGTGGGTTTGTGTCTAACGTAATGATTGAATCTAACCTCGCCAAAAATAATTTGTCAGTTGGCGCAGTTACTACAGTCGGATCGTTGTACCTTGAATCAAACTTCCCATGGGCTAACGAGGGTGCCGAAGTAATAATGGTTGGCGAACGCCCTCAAATACTTGGCGGCAACTTTAACGCGGGGGCTGGTACAGCAAGCCCAAGCACTAGATGTTATTTCGATCTAGGTAGCAGTCATGCAGCTAAAGTCACTGGTCGCATAATTAACAGTCTATCAAGTCCAACATCAATAAAAACAGGAGTTAAATTCGGCACATCTGATAGGGCAGAGATAGACCTTTATCTTGAAGAATATGAACGAGGATCTAGTTTAGGCAATGGTTATATCTATGCGGCTAATTATAATAACAACCGCTGCAAATTTAACGGCACAACCTATATTGCTGGATTCAAAAAAGAAGAACTTGGCAGAATCCTGTTGCAGAATTACAGTGCACTGCCTTTGGACATAGCATTAACCGACAGGCAGCGCGGCTCAGGCGGAACACCTCAAGTCGTGGCAGGATCAGAAAGCATCACAGGTTCATCAGCCGGTAGCGACATGGTGAAATACCCTGTGCCGTATGGCGTAGGAATGGCACAGAAAATAATACGGTCTAGCGGATCACCTATACTTGCTTTTAAAGTTGTAGCTGGAACTATACCTGACGACCATGTGTTATATTTCACCACATGGATAGCCAGAGCGCCAACCACATACGCCTATGCGCAATATGTATGCGGGGCTGCATCTGGAGCGTTGTACTGCATCACTCCCGCACCAACAGTTAACAGCCGATGGGAGCGCCATTCAAGGGTGCAATCAATACCAGCCACATCAACAACTGATCTATATTTTAGGACGATGGTTTTCGGCACAGCTGGAGCTACTTGCTATAACAAAGGCGCATTCATTATCGATTTGACTCAATTCGACACAGATCACGGCACTACACTGGCCACATATCCAATTGCAGAGATCGATGAGATAATAAGCGCAGATGTTATAGGGCAATTCTCCAACAAGATATACTCTCATTTAGCGCCGACTGTCGGCACTTGGCAGATGGGTGATGTAGTGTGGGAGTCAAATCCTGCCAATACAACCGACATACCCGGATATGTTTGCACGGTTGCGGGTACACCGGGAACGTGGAAAGCTATGGCGGCGTTGACTTAATCAATATCCGTTTCCAGCGCTAAATCCTGCAACAATTTAAGGAATAGAATATGCCAATAACATTAACCCCGATAAAATCAGGTCCTCCTGTACAGAGCTTTGTATTGGCAGATTCTGTTCAGTTGGATTCCTTTGGGAGACTTAGGGTATCAGAGGCTGAAAGGCTGTTTGACTCACAGCAGGAATATGGTCTTGATACTCTACTTACTTGGGATGCTGCTGTATCAGATGGAACTCCAGTGCTTAGCATAGGAACAGCTTCCACCAATGGTAGTGTTTCCGCTGGAGGGAATGCTGTAGGCCCAAGAAACGTCAATGATAGGATGACACCTATTACCGTCTCTGCTCAAAATGGTGACTATGCCATTCTACAGTCTAGACAGTACTTGCGGTACATTCCAGGCAAAGGGCACTTGATCCTTCTTACTGGTGTGTTTGCTCCAGTAGCAGGCGCTACAGCCAAGTTAGTGCTACGTACAAGTTCCTCAGGCTCTGTATCTGATGCCAATCAAGTAGATCAAGCAGATTGGAATGTTGATACATTTGATGGCCTTGGCCCTTCTGGTGTAACACTAGATTTTACTAAGACCCAGATACTGGTTATTCAGGCCCAATGGTTAGGTGTAGGCAGAGTAGTGGTTGGGTTTAATGTTGATGGTGTCATCTATCCAGCCCATGCTTTTAACAATGCCAACAGACTTGCTGTGCCGTATACTCAATCATTTAACCTTCCTGTAAGATTGGAGTCCCAGAATGTTGCTGGTGACATAGTATCAAGGATAGGTTATTTTGACTCTGCCAATGGTGTATTCCTAGAAACATCAGCGCCAGCAAGCGGAGGCACTATCTCGTTTATCTGCTGTACTGTACAGTCTGAAGGTGGTGTTGCCATAAGAGGTTTTGGGAAATCAGCTGGTAATGGTGTAACACAAATAGGGGTTACTACTAGAAGGCCAATATGCAGTATACGTAATGCTGCTGTACTAAATGGTGTTACCAATAGGGCACATATAGAGCTTTCTGATTTAACATTCTTGTGTAACTCCAATGCTTCATATTGGGAGCTTGTTTATGGTGGAACTCTTACTGGTGGCACTTGGGCAGCAGTAGGGTCTTCCAGTTCAGCGGAAAAGAATATAGGTGCGACAGCAATATCTGGCGGTGTTGTTATTGCCACAGGCTATGTAAATGAAGGATCTGGTGCAGTTAAGGTTATAACAGGTGTATCTCCTGATATACGCTTGCCATTGGCCATAAGTAAAATAGATGGTCTTGCTATAACACAGCCAGCACTATCTGTGGTTTGTACTTCTATGAACGCTACATCAAGCATAGCAGCAGCCATGAATTGGTTTGAACAGACAATATAAGAGGTTTATATGTTAAAGATACAAGATTCTGGCTGGGATGTTACAGATCATGCAGACGTGGCACCGGATGCAGAACTCACAGCATTAATAGCTGGTCTGTCAGCGTCTACTGGGAGTGATTTGATTGGGTATGGCGAAACAACGCTAACTGATTCGCTTGCCATAACCGCAAAGCAGACCGGGGCGGCTGGCGATGGTGTCACAGATGACACGGTGGCTATTCAAGCAGCTATCATTGCAGCCTCAGCACTAAAGAAAAATATAGATTTTGGAGGTCTAACTTATCTGTTGAGCAGTGCTGTCTATATTGTGAGCAGCAATATCAAATTCTCCGGCGGCATATTTATCATAGCGGGTAATGTTGGATTTCAGGTTGGTGTAACCAACAACAGCGATACTGCCGTGTACGAAAACGTAACATTCACCGACATGAAATTTACTGGTGATATTGCATCAACAGCGATCGGTCAGTTTTTAAAAATCTACCAAACAAACAAAGCGTCTGTTAGGAATTGTCATTTTGAAAATGGCGGTAATGGTGCGCTACACATAGGCGATGGGTGCTGGTATGCGACTGTTGATAACTGCGCATTTTCAGGCACGAGTGCTTATGCGACGCGCAGAAATATATGGATTAATGGATCAGAGCATTCCTCATTCCCATTGCAACTCATGGATACGGACACGCTAGAAAGAAATGCTACAGCTTTGCCGACAACGCTAACTCCTTTCGGAACAAAAATCAGCAATGTACACATCCGAAATTCTGTATCCGGGGCAAACTACGGAATTTACAACATGAATTCCCGGCATACGATGATTTCAAATTGCGACATCGAAGGCGATGCCAGGTGTATCGCAGTCAATAACTATTCAACCGATTGCATGATTAGTGACTGTATACTGAAAGACAGCTTTAACACATCAGGCACTGGAATACTGGTTACTCAGTATTCAACAGCTACAATCAACAACGTCAAGTTCACAGGCTCGTTTGGCGGTAACAGGGCGATTTATGTGCAGTATGGTGGATACGCAAAAATAGACTCCTGCCAATTTGAGGATGGAAGCAGCAACGGTGTCCTGATTGACATGATGGGATATGCAGATATAGACAATTGCATATTTAACAGATATTTTGCCAGAACCGGCAGACACATATCCATAGGAGGAATAGATACAACCGGCACATTTGGCAACTCAATGAATGTTGCCACAACGCTTATACCTACGACTACAATTAAAAATTGCTGGTTTGGGTCAAATGTTTTCCAGGATGTACTACTGTCAAATTTGTCAAGCTCTGATGCCACCAAAGTAATGAGCAATAATGTACTGGTATTCAAAGACAATGTAACAAAAGATATTGCCAACAAATACATCATACAAATTCTTGGCGGAAATGTAATGACTGTGGAGACTGGTGGAACTGTTTGCGTAGATCCGCTTGGGGATCGCGTGCTCGTTACCTCAACAGCAGTTACTACGAATCACCGTGCCGATCAGGTTATGTCTACTTTTAAAGTTGATGTGGTATCAGGTGTATATACAGTAACAGCGATAACCAAGGGAAATTTGACTCTTGCAGCCGCTGCTAATGGTGTGAATACAGGACTTGCGCCAAGGGAAAGACTATCAGGAGTGGCATCTATAATGTCGATTATTCCGGTCAGCTCTAACATCGATTACTACAAAATAGCAGACTGGTCTAGTAATAGTCCAGTTGTCACATTTTACAATTCATCTGGCGTAGCTGTACCAGCAGCATCTAACACATTTTCATTCTATGTTGTGCTTGTGTCTCGCAGTGACAGCGGTTTGTAATCAACATCAGTTTCCGGGTGCTAAATCCTGCCCGCAACCATCGTAAATAGGTAATGTATGTTTGGTTCAATGATTTTTAGCTTACTTCCTTTTACCATCTATGGTGAAGTGGATTATGTATATGGTGTTATCTGGCGTGATTCATGTACTGGTAACACTACATGGACCAACTCTACAATTGACAATGTAACTAACTTGAGGTGTGGAAATGCCCGTTGAGACTGGAACAACCATAGAGGATATGGACGATAGTTGGCCTTTAAGTGGCGATGCAACCTCCCAAGGTGATGATCACTTGAGGCTTATAAAGAGTGTGCTCAAGACTCAATTTCCTGGAATCAATGGTGATGGATTCTCTATACCATTGGTTGTAAATGAGTATGAACTTAATTACGTTGCTGGTGCTACAAAGAATATTCCTGCTGCTATAACAGCACTAGAAGCAGGTGTAGTATCAACAGGGGCAGTTCTTTCAGCACCTGTCGGAACAACAATGGTATTCTTCCAGGCTACTGCTCCTACTGGTTGGACTCAAGTAACAGATTATAATGATTACATGTTCCGTGTAGTTAATACAGCAGGTGGTGGATCAGGAGGAGCGGATTCTCCTATTGATAAGACATTAACACACTCGCATACCACAGTTAGCCATTCTCTCACAGCAGCGGAAATGCCATTGCACAGCCACAGAGGAATGAGTGGAGCTGGTAGCTCTTATCCATTAGGTGGAGTAGTTGCTGCTGGCAGTGGATTTGGCGGTGGTACTCCAGACGATGGTTGGGTAACTTATGATACCACTAACGCTGGCAGTGGCTCAGCGCATAACCATGGGCCTACAAACGCTGCTAACCCAACGTTCAAGCCTAAGTACCTTAACACCATACTGGCAAGGAAGACATAATGGACGTAGTTATTGATTGCCCTCTTGGGAGCAGATGTGAGTATATTAGTGATGACAAGAAACTACATCGCTGTGCTTGGTATGTAGAAATGAAAGGTACTGCCCAAGATGGTACAATCTATAACCAGTGGAAGTGCGCCATGGCATGGCAGCCTATCCTTATGGTAGAGAATTCCGCTGCTGGGAGAAGTACTGCGGCTGCTGTAGAGAGTCTCCGTAATGAGACAGTTACTAGACAGGACAGGGCAATGTCTCTTTTAAGAGGTAATGGCAATGCCAAAGAAATTACAAGTATATAACATTGGCCTGAAAGGGCTGAATACTGATCTTGCCTCTTGGGACTTACCAGCGGAGTTCATATCTTATGGCTTCAATTTTAAAGTTTTCAGGAACAGTCTTATTAGTACTGGCGGGTATGTTGACTGGAGCGAGCCTCCTGTTGAGCATCATCCTGGCTTGGTGTTTCCTCTAACAGTTGTAGATGCATATTTCTGGGTATTGCCTGGACGTAGTGCCATCTATGCTTATGATGGTGGTACTTGGTATGACGTAAGCTCTGTCGGTGGCTATACGCTTGGTGCTGATGATGAGTATCTTTGGACCCATTGTTACTTGGGGCAGATACCTATTATCAACAACCCACAGCATGTACCAGAGTACTGGAGCCCTGCTGATGGCTCTCAACCATTCCAGCCTCTTATGTGGGATGCTTTAACTGATTGGGCTACACGCGGAATCTCTGCTCAAGTGATTCGTTCGCATAAGAACTTCCTGTTTGCTCTTAATATCCAGGATGGTGCAACTGCCCAGCCAGATACTTATAGGTGGTCAACAGCTGCTGATATCAACGGGCTACCATATACTTGGGATGAAGCGGATACTGCTGGCATTGCTGGAGTAGCTGCTCTTGGAGGTGACAATGGTGCAATTATTGATGGCTTATCATTACGGGATTCATTTTGTATCTATTCAGAATTCGGTATCGACCTGTTGGACTTTACTGGCGGAGAGTTCATTTGGTCCAGAAGGGAGCTTTCCAATAGTGTTGGCTTGCTTAACAGGAACTGTCTAGTTGAAGTAGAAGGCGCTCATTACTTTATATCCAATGGTGATATAATGAAGAATGATGGCACTAACATAGGATCAATACTACGTGGCAGACTCCAGAGACAATTCAATGAAGGATTCAATGCCCTTAAATTCAGAAGAGCGTTTGCCACAAAGAACCAGAACACAAAAGAAATTTGGTTCTGTATTCCGTTCGATTCTTCTGATTATCCTTCTATTGCTTATGTATACAATTGGGCTGATGATAGCTGGGCAATTCGTGATCTTCCTGTTTCTACTGCTTTTGCAGCATACGGACTACAACCTAACCCTGTGGTAAACTGGGAAACTTGGGGTGGTACTTGGGACACACAGACAAAGGTGTGGAGTTCCAACAACAACTCTCCGCTGTCTAGTGTTATAATAGGTGTGACCAATAGTCCTGCTGCTCTTAAAGTATTAGAGCCTGATAATTATAGGGATTCTGGTGATCTTCATTCTGTTGTGGAAAGAACCAACTTTCCGCTTGAAGGAATCAATGAGACTACTACTTTGGTTAAGTTGTATCCTCACGTTAAAGGCACTAGTCCTGTATCAATTCAGGTAGGGTCACAGCTCATACCAGATGGCCCTATTAACTGGAAGCCAGAAACACTATTCACTCCTGGCATTGACCGCAAGATTGATATTAGAACAACAGGATTGCTACATAGCTGGAGAGTAAGTAGTGTAGGCCAGGGAACGTGGGAGTTCAGCGGAATGGATATTGAATATGAAAATTCTGGAGTCAGATAAGTGGCATCAATAACAGTAGAGATACCATCTAAAGGCTTTGATAATGAGCAGAAAGATTATCTGGTAAGGCAGTTTGTTAAGATTAATTCTGCCTTTGCTACAACCAACAGTTTTCAGCCTAGATACACGTTGCCAAACAAGTATCAAGTTGGGGATGTCTATTACTTTGCCGCAGCGATACCAGCTGCTTCTATAACTGGAGAGGGCCTATGGCTTTACAAGACGACGGGCTGGACACAGCTAGCTTGATTATAGCTGCTGTTCCACTAACAATGATAGACCTTATATGGGATAGAGTAGAACCAATACTTGCTCTGCCTGTGGCTAAGGCTCATTGGGAGTTGACGCTTGAAGCTATTAAAGACAAGCTGAAGCGCGGAGAAGCTCTGCTGATGACAGTATCCCGCGGAAGTCACATCATAGCTGCGGCAACGATTGAAGTGCGCACGTTTGATACTGGCAACAAGGCTTTGTACATACCTCTTGTTGGCGGCACTGAAATGGATAGTTGGATGCATAGATTCCTGGATATCTGTAAGGCCATAGCAAAAGACTATGGGTGTGAAGAGTTGAGAGGCATTGCTGTCCGCAAAGGGTGGCTGCGTAAACTGTGTGACCTAGGGTGGGAAGAAGTGTCAGTTACTATTAAATGTAAGGTTGGAGAATAACATGGGTGGAAGTGCGTCATTAGGCAAATCCAAAGCAAAGAACTCTTCTGGCCAGTCGTTTGAACAGAACGTGTATGGTCCACAGAGTAATGCACTGGAACAATTATATGGACAGGTAGGCAACCTGTTTAATCAGACTAACCTTGGGATGCAGAATCAAATACCAGGGGCTGTTAACAACATGCAGAATATCCAGAATCAGGCTATGCCTGCTTGGCAACAGCAAATGCAAGGCGGTGCTTACCAAGGTATGGACTTGCAGAATCAGCTTATGGGATCATTGAACCAATCAATGAATAGCCCTACAGCTACCCAAGAAGTCAATAACATGATTATGGGTGGCCAAGGCAATAACTATGCTGATGCCATGAAAAACCAGTATATCCAGGATGCCAACAGAGCACAGGGCAACATGCTGTCTAACCTCGATGCTAGAGCTTCCGCTGCTGGCATGTCAGGAGGCTCAAGGCACGGAATAGCTACTGCTCAAGGTATGCGTGATATTAACCAGAATCTTCAGAGCAACATGGCTCATACTGGTTTTAATACCTTTGATCAGGATCTTAACAGGAAGCTGCAGATTGCTGGCCAAGCAGATCAGGGCACACTGCAACGTCAACAGATGATGCAGCAAATGCTAGGTGGACAGCAGCAAGCTATGGCTGGTGGACTTCAGCAAGGTCAAGGAATGCAGAATCTTGGGATGGGAACATTTGCTCCATACATGGCTCCATGGCAAGCAGCTGGCGCTTATAGTAATGCTGTTGGCGCTCCTACTGTTCTAAGTCAAGGGGCAGGCAGCGGAAGCGGAAGCAGTAAAGGCGGCAGTAAAGGCGGCTCTGTCCAAACACTTTAAGAGGTATTAGAATGAGTATGTTAGCAGCAAAAGGAACCCCAGGTGATATGCTATTGCGCATGCTTGGTGGAGGTGGCCTTATGGATACCTTACAAGCAGGCGGCCAAATGCCAGGGGCCTATGATTACTTCCAAGGACAAGGTCTTATGACTGATCCATCACAAGTTCATGGAATGTCTGAAGAAGAACGTATGCGTAAGATGGCAGAGGACATGTACAAACTACAGAGGTATGAACAGTATCAGCCACAAGACATGTCACAAATGCAAACACCTGATGCCTCCAGTATGCCGATGGGCCAACCAGACCAGAATGGGCTTCAATCCCTTATGGCCATGGTTGGTAACGTTGGGCAAGGTGAAAGGGAAAGGCCAGGACAAGCCTACATGAGCCAATATCTGCAATCATTAATGAGGTAATAATATGCCAAGTCTATTTGATGTTGATCCAGATTACGCATTAAAGAACAAAGATAAATTTGCAAAGATTGCTCCAGCTATGGGCAATATGATAATCAATCAAGACCCGGCTTCTGCTCAGCAGCTTATGCCTGATTATGCAGGACATGCTACTGGTGAACTAGCTTATCTAGGTAACTTGTTGACAGAAAATCCTGAAATGTTTGAGCAGATAAGAAGAAAGATATTGGAATATAATGCTTTGAAAAGTATTGGTATTCATGCTGCAATGCCAAAAGAATATGGGGCATTCAATAGACTTGATGCAATAATACAAGGAAAGCGTGATCCTGGATATACACCTTGGGAGAGTCCAGAGATGCTTAAAAATAGACCTGCCAGAATGCCTGGATTGAATTTAAGAGATCCAAAGCAAGGGGCCTATCAATTTCAACTTGAAACTGCCCCAAGAACATTGATGGAGATTTAAGATGTCAGCACTTGAAGATTTTATGAGAGCAAGGGCTATGAGAGCTAGCCCAGAGTACTCAAAATATGTTATGCAAACTGATGCAGAAAGGGCCACTGCTGAACGATCACACCCTTCTGCTGTTGCCAAGGCTTACTCCGCTATCCAGCAGTTTATGGCAGATAAGCAACGTGTCGATAAAGCTATGCTCAATCAGAAGTATAATAGCACTTTTAGGGTTCCACAGTCTCTTCAATCATTTGAACAAGGCAGGCCACAGCCAAAACAACCTTCTCCGCTTGAACATTGGAAGATGCGTCTTGATGCTATGATGGAATCTGGAAATCCAATTCTTCAAGAGCAAGCCATGAAAGAAATGCAGTCTCTGGCACAGGAAGAGGTTAAGCCACCACCAGTAGTTGCACTTAGTAATGCTGCTAAAATGGCAAGGGACAGCGGTCGTATTCCTGGTACCCCAGAATGGAATAAATTTATTGAAGATTATGCTGCTAAAACTTCAAAAACTTCCGTAACTGTAGGTAACACAGCAGAAAAACCATATAGCATTTCTGATCTAAAGAATATTAAATTTCTTCCTGAGTTTGGTGGAGGAGAAGTTCCTCCTGGTACACTTCCTTCGGAAGTCAAAGGACAGGTTGGCTTGCGTAATCCTGTAACAGGGGATATTGGTGGAAGGCTTGCTATGATGAATGCAGCAAAAAATGAGTTTCCATTGATAGATGATCTTCTTTATAAACCTGATGGCAAAATAGATAATTTTTTAGTTACTTCAATGTATGCTATTGAAAACGTTCCTATTACTGCTGCAATTCTTAAAACAGAGGCAGGTCAGTTACAAGCTGCTTTTGAAAATGTAATGCAAGCTATAACAAGAACTGAAACTGGCGCAGCTATGAACGTTAATGAAATTGATAATGTTAAGCGGCGATTTATGACTAGACCTTGGGATAAGGAAATAGTTCAGAAGCAGAAAGTTAAAGCATTTAAATTCTTTATTAATAATGCCACAGAATTGCTTGATCCACTTAGAAGGGAAAATCAAGGTCTTCCTTATATGGCAATAATAGATAAAACTGTTAACACTCTATTGAATACAGCTGCTGACTCAGGACAAGGCAAGATGCCAAAGAAAGGGGATATAGTAAATGGCATGGAATTTATTGGCACAAACCCAAATAATAAAGACCACTGGAGGAAGAAATAATGAACCCTTGGGAAATGGATTATGGTTTAACTCCAGAACAGCAAAAAGAACTGGAGATGTTAAATATTATTGATGAAAAGAATTATAAGAAGGAACAACAAAAATACGAGCAGCAACAGGAAAGTGCTCGTTTGTTGCAGAAACAAGCTGAAGAAACAGGTATAATTCCAGCTATTGCCATAGGAGCAGGCAGAGAATTTAAAAAGCTAGGGAGCGGAACTGCTGATCTTGTAGACACTGCTCTTGCCGGCATGGGATCAGATTCCGCTGCTGCTCGTAGAGTCACTAGAGCTTCTGATTGGAAGGAAGAAGATCGCCTTTATAGTCCATTACAGTCTGAAAGACCTTTTGCAACTACATTTGGTTCGATGGCCCCTTATCTTGCCACAATACCTTTAGAAGCTGCTGGCGCTGTAAGAGCTGCTGGATCTGCTCCAAGTTGGATATCAAATATGGCTAGACCATTATTTGGCAAAGGAAACTTTGTAACCAACGCCTTAGGTGGTGGTCTGAGAACTCTTGGTACAGGAGCTAAAATAGCAGGCAGAGAAGGGGCAATAGGTGCAGTACAAGGCGCTCTACATTATGATGATACAGCACTAAGCGGAGCAGCTTGGGGTGCTGGCGGAGGTCTTGCTGGAAGTTACCTAGGCAAAATTATGGGTTCTGGAGCCAATAGGCTTAATCCAGAATTACAAAGAATAGTTGCTTTTGGCAAGAAGCATGGCCTATTTATGCCTCCAGGAATGAGAACAGGGAATAGTAGACTTCAGCAGTTAGATAAGGCTATGGCTACTTATCCAATGACCGCAGATAAGATAAAAGATCTTATGCAAAGATCAATGGAAGCGGAAAATCGTTTGATATCACAGGAACTTGGCGGGCCTGCTGCAGATATATTTTCAACTGAATATTTAGCAGCACAAAGAGCAAGGATTGGTTCAATTATGGATGATCTTGTTAGAAATACACAAGGTTCATTTACAGTTCCTCATACACAGAGGATAACAAATATTATAGATGAATTTAAAGCTACCAATCCATCTGGCAAAGCTCCTAAAATATTGAAAGATTTTGAAGATCAAGTTTATTTCAAAAATATAAACAATGATCCATTAACCGGCCAAGAATATGAGAGCTTTACAAGGAGGCTTAATAAAGCAGCAGATAAGCAGTTCTCAGGTCTTAATGGAGACCGCTATCTTGGCATGGCGTTGAATCAAATATCTGATGTATTTAATGATGCAATTGAATCAACCCTTAATGGTGCTAGACGAGGAGATTGGCAAAATGCCAGAAGGCAATTCTCTTTGCTTAATGCTGTTGAGAAGAATAGAAATATTGCAGGATATGTAGATACACAGAAACTTGCTAATGATTATGTAGCAAGTCCTAATATTACAAAATTGGGTGAGATAGAAGCATGGAGAAAGATGCAACCACCTAACTCACTTAGTACATCAGGAATGCTTGCTAGGATGTTAAGCAGTGCCACTCACAATCCTACACAGACTCTTGGAATTGCATCAATATTAGGAGCAAGAATGTCACATGGAGTTATGGGTATTGATAACTTGCTAAGCAGCTTGTACCTTTCTGGATATCCACATGTTACAGGATTGGCTCCTATTGCTGGCAAATACACTTATGATGCGGCTGAAAGAGGCGTTCCAAGAATGCTTATGGCAGACCCATGGAAACAGAGAGAAGAGGCGGAAAGTAAGTAAGAATAGGGCGATTCTAGCGCCTTTGACTAGGGTAGAATAGGCTTTACCTACCTACCCTAGGCTACCTACAGGGTAGCTTATAAAGCCCTTTCTAGTCGATTTCAGACGCTGTCTTATCATACCTGATAGACTTAAACCTTGGCTCCCTCAGGCTTCCATCTGGCATCAGCTTCATTGCTTTTACCTCTATTACTTTGCCAATTATATCTTTTGGATCATCCCACCAAGCATTCCTTTCTGTATCAGTCATCCCTGACACATTATGCAGCTTTCCATTCTTTGTCCTACAAATAAGTGACCCAAGAGTTCCAATGTACTTTCCTTCTCCTTCTGTCATGCTTGTAACTAGCAAGTCCAGTGTTACCTCCTCCTTGATTTTCATAAGATCATAATTCCGCTTTCCTGGAGAATATGGGGCACTTGTTCTTTTTAGAATTATTCCTTCTCCGCCTTCAGCCCATACATCCTGTGCTGTTTCCTTCCATGTGCTTACACATTTAGATTCACCTAAAATTTGAGCCAATATAACTCTATCTGTTTCAGCTCTTAACTTTTTAACTATTTCCCATAACATGTTATACCTCGTATAGAAAGGTATGTTAAGACCATTAGGCAAGATAAAGTCATGCATTATTAAATAGGCACCATGAGCTAGGTAGTCACCTACTGTTCTATTAAGTATTCCATTAAGCTCATGAAATCCACTTGTGTTCTTAACCATGATCTCAAATATCATACGTCCATGAGGATAACATTCAATAATAGGATTAAGCCATTCCACACTTGGTATAGCCCTCATGTTCCTGGACATTATTGGCTTCCCTGCATCCTTGTATCCATACCATCCATCATACTTCTCAAACATCATGTACTCATGATCTCTGTACTTTGGGTTTTTCTTTTCTTCTTCAGTGTAAAAGTGCATCGCTTTTTGTGGTTCCATTAATAAACACCTCTTATTATCTCACCAGAATAGTAAGGATCATAGATAGCTGCAAACATCTGTGGTATATCAAGAACATGAGCTCTTACAGATTCAGCTAGCATTACATTCAAGCCATAGTTCTTGTTTGAGATAGAAATAATAGGCTTACCCTTTGCTGTAGCATAGCCCATTTCCCACATAGTTCCAACATCCTTATCATCAATAACTGCAATCATAAGAGTGCACATATCAATGTTCTTAACATTATCATTGTAAATTTCTTTCTTTCTTTTCTGCTTTTCCTCTTCTGTCATATCAAGTAATACACCAGTAGAGCGCGGAGAAAAATAATCAATGCGTTTGCGGTTCAGAGCGGATTCTATTGCTTTTACAAAATCAAGCTGTTCTTGATTAAAGAATGGTGATGCTATATAAATCATTTTTCTTCTCCTATTGATAGGTATTTCTGTCTATGAATATTGTTAGGATTGTCTTTTATGAAACCTTCATCAACAAGCAGCTTATACTTCCGCATCAGTATGCTATTCCCAACTTCCGCTTCCTTGCGCTCAATCATTTCTGGCCACTCACACATAATAGGACATGGTACACCAGGATCTTCTCTGAGAACTCTGTTATATACATCTGCCCAATATGGATCTTCCTTCCCTCCACCATTAGGAATAAAATTCCAGAACTCTTCGGCAGTCATATCTTTGACATAGTCACCACAGATACCACCCCACATATCCTCTGACCAATCTATTACCCAATGAGACCTCATGCTCATAAGCCTTCTATATGAGTTAACATCTATATAGAATGCCACATCAATAAGATTACCTTGGCACATCCTAATTGATGTATAGTTCTTAAGATCATTCCATAGACCAATCTTTATCTTTGAGTAATGTTGTCTAAGGAACTGTGACGCCAAAGCCATCTTCATCTTATAATGGCCAAAGATCATATTGCCAGCTCTTTGAAGACCATTTATCTTTTCTTCATCTGAGATAATATAATACTCTTCACAGCTTCCTACTGTTGTTGTCCTATAGTTCTCAAGATTACCAGTAGCAGCTAAGAGATTTATACAGTATAAACTAAATATCTCAGGAGACAACTTTTCCATAGTCTTACAGAATGACATTAACATTCTATAGTCTATAGTAAATGTATATGTGCTAGACACCCCAAGCGGAAGTATCTCACGAACTTTATCTCTGCTGACACCTTTGTCTATCTGATCAAACATATACTTGATATCATAGTATCCTGCAATGTCATCGCCAAACTCATCAGACAGGCATACTGTATCAAGGTTAATAGGCATGCTTCTAGTTGACAGCGCCCAACCCTCTATGGGTCTCAAAGAGAAAATTAAATCCCTTACAATGACAGAACTGCGCATCTCAATAGTATAAACAAGCATTGAGTTCAAGCTAAGATCCATATCACTAATCTTGTCAAAATGCAGGTTTTCTTCTGTGAACTTAGGCCTGCTGGTTTTCCAGGCTTCCTTCCTATAATCCATAGAGCCAAGACATTTTACAT